GTCCTGATTTGGCTCAATTATATCTTCGCCCTCTTTTAGAGCACGCAATTGGCTTAGCGAGAGCTTTGTTAATATTTGCTTTTCTTTGATTGCAATTTGCTCTTGAACAGTTTGATGACGAACCTTGCGACTTTCTTCTTCTGGGTCCAAACCAAGGCTCCTAAACAACGTATCATTTGATACCTTTGGAGGTTCGCCCTGAGAACCAGGCTGGGTGAGTTGATTGAGAACATTGATGTAATTATCCATATCAAATAGTATCATTTGATTCCAATCTACATCTGGGACAATTAGCTTGCGCTCACCGCCTTCATATTCATAAAAATCTTGCAGCTCAGATATAGGGGCAAATATTTTTATCTTAAGCCACTTCGCCACCATGTTTCGGAAAGATTCATATCTCTGTTTAAGAACCTCTAGGCCAATTGATGCGCTATTATATGATGCGCCTTCCTGCGTAATTACAGCTTTTGGTGTCATTAGCCCATAAAGTATATTATCTACGATAAAATTCATATCACCGCTAATATCTATAATTGCTCCTGATGCGCCAATACGTTCTATCTTTACACCAGCATGACTAATAATCTTAAAGTCCTTATCGTATTGAGCACTATTACCCTGGATAGTGATTTTCCCATTGCGACGAGTAACAAACAACCCAGTTGGAACAGAAAAACACCAGACTTTTCCACTATATAGAGCTTTGTCAATATTCGCTCCCCCATGGTTCTTATTCCCAAACACCAATGGCTTAGTGCCATAAGTGGTGCTTGACCATAGAACATTATACTCGACAAAATCTCTATCTTTGCGTTGGTATTTATATATAGTTGGAACGTAGCCGCACTTATAAACTAACTCATATACATCATCGGCCAATCCAGAAGAAACAGTGCTATAAGAATAACCAACACTATCGGTATTATATTTGCTATTAACTCTTGACCCATCACCATCAACAAGAGAATTTAATAAATGGGAAAGATGTTTTTTATCAAGGTCTAAAGCCCACCTTGGAATACGCTTATTGTATGAGTCATACTTTCCATTGCTACCAACTTCTTTAATAAAATGCTCTACAATAGGCTTATTATTAATTCTTCCTTCCCAAATAACTTTATTACTGTCTTTTGAAAAACCTGCCCCAAATAAACCCTCTTTATTTGAGCAATTTACACCCATTTTTTTTGCAAACGAGTTAATAGAAGTTTTCATTTTTTCACAGTATTTAGAGGAAGCCAATTGATTTAATGCCAGTGTATTATCTGAACGTTTGCCATATTCATAGTTTTGATACAGGCACCCCTCACTGATAATATATCCTAAAAGACTTAAGTAATCATTGGTAGGTATTTTAGTGTCATTTACATTTACATGAGAGATTGTTTTTCCTTCCCAATCACAATCAGACCTAAACTTATAAAAATTCGATCTACCAATATCTTTAGCCTCAACAATCTCCCAATCCTTCCATCCAGATTTTGTTTTTTTCTGTGCCAACATTCTATGATTTGGAGTAACCATCACATCAACTTTTTTTCCGTTAAAGTGATACATCTCTCCATCATAATCATATAAAACAGCCTTATTGGGCTCATGATAAGTTAGTTTTTCTGTATCTTTATTAAAACAAGCAATCTCGATGCCACTATGGGTTTTTACATCATAACTACCATCAGAAAGTTTTAAGTATTCGGTTATTTCATCAAATTTCTTGAAACCCTGATTAGTTAAAACTTCCGTCTCTTCATCGTGGCATTCAAGTGTTTGCCTCCATGATTCCAAATCTTGTTCGCTAGCCCTATATTCTCCATCTGCATTTCCGCCAACAGAAACAAGTGTTATAGGGTTCACAAGATTATCTGCTTGTGCGAACTTTGATTCCCGCAATTTATCATAAAGCATTAGGTCTTTGTATATACTGACAAGCACAGATGTTCCGCGCACATCATATGGAGAAGAAAGCATTTTTAAGTGACTCACATGAAAGTTATCAAGAGGAATGCTGTTTCCCTTTCTAACGTGATGCAGTATATTGGGGTCAATTTGCTTTCTTAACTGGATATCTGATGGGTTGTTGCTGGTCGCCAATCTTTGCAGCACAGCATCAGGCTTCATTGATATGATTGGCTCACCGGCCAAAACCGATTTCTTAACTGATATATAGTCAGGGTTTTGTATAACCACGCCCTTCCAAACACCCCTGCTGGTGTCAAGTTCTGCATATGGAAACACCTCTCCAATCTTCCAAAGCTCTAAGGCCATGTCATTAAGAGCGCCCATTAAATCCATTTCCTCTATCATGTTGGAAAAAAATTGCTCTACCCGCTTATGTTTGCATTTTATATTTATTTTGCCTAGGGGATATGTGGCATGTAGGTTTATGCAGTTATGGACAATAGGATTTGTGTCATAAAAATTTCTATTCCACGCATTCATGGTAACTCTCTCGCGCGGAAGCTGTAGGTTGGCTATTTGGAATAATGGAGAATAAATCTCTGGAGCTTGACGTATAGTGTCTGAGCCGCCACCTACACCATATGATCCTGAACTACCTACACCAACAGTAGCGGCCGTTTTTTCTAGCCCAAATTGCTGTCTGAATTCTTGGTTTTTCTTATATGAAGGGCTATAAACTAAAACAGGGCTGGGGTTAGTAACATTGCCGTTATTACTATTTTGCGTTCCTCTGACCAGTAATTCTTCATACCTATGCTCAGATACAGAGGAGCGTGCGGCGTCACTTATCCTCCCTGCGCCCATATCTCTGTTTTTCAAGTGTGCGCTGGATTTTGATTCACCAGGTGTAGTAATGTTTACTGGCTTTGCGCCATAACGCCTTTGAGATGGCGTAGATGCCGTAGATACCTTTTTATCGCCTGTATTAAATTTTCCTCTTCTGATATTCATTTTTTTACATCCTTGGTATATGAGCAAGAATAGGGGCAGCTGACTTTTTCCCCATCTGGTGTTCTTTGACTTTAAATCCGCGAGTGATATAAAACTTGTATGCTATATAAGCATACATGAGAGCCATCAATCCATCGTTAGGCCCAGAACCCTTAACATATTTGTGAACTATATTTCCGCCAACAGTGCGCGTTTCGCTCTCCATAGAGCAACAATGTTCTACTAGCCAATTTAGGGCCTCGAAGCTCTTAGAGTCTCCTAGTGGAAATTTTATTCTACTTTTGCGCATAGAGTTAAAAATCTCATCTAACATAAGGTCTTTGTTGCAAATAATAGATAAGTTGTCTTGAATTACCTTTATTGGTTTAATCAGTGTTCCACTATTAATACACCCCCAAAACCTACTTTGATATTCTTTTTGTAATTCTGGAACTATATCGTTCCCAAAGCCAATATCGGCAACAGCTATTTTGATATTAAACCGTTTATACATTTCATGAATAACAGACATTTTGTATTCAAGGTCGGTTTTTTTCATCTTAAATGCATTTTCTATGTTGAAGACTCCATCACTACCAACAGATGCGACAAGAACAGTTGAATAAGATAATCCGCCAGATGACCCCTCTGTTTTAGCGCCCCAATCAACACCCATAAAGCACTGCCTATCATCACTTTTTGCCACCCTGGCTCGAATTGATGCGTTTGGGTTTTTACAACACCTATATAACTCCTCCTCGGTCATAGGAAGAGCGGACCCACTATAAAACTCACCAAGTATTTCTTTTTGCCAAACAGCATCTGATTTGGTTGGGTTATATTTAGGGTTTTCTAATTGTATTGCCTCTTTGGTCATATATGGAATTAGAAATTGGTTAAAGTGAAAACCAACATACATAGGCTTTTCGCCATTGTCCATAACGCTACGTGTTGCCACCCATTTGCCATTATCAACTGCTACAGACTTTTCCATAACGTTGTTGCAGTTGGGGCACTGAACTGTGTTTCCATAAAGCCATATATTCTCCCAATCGTCAGAACCAGGGGTGTAAAGGGGGAAGTGCTTCTCACATGAAGTGCAACCCAAATGATAATATCTTTGATCTGAAGCTAACCATATTTTATGAAAATAAGACCCTTTGTTCAGCGGTGTCCCAAAATACATCTGAACACCCTTACCTATAGGGCCGTAGTTAGATGCAGTTAATGTTCTGGTGCCATTACCTATATCATCTTCAAGCATACGCTGAACCTCATCATGAAATATGGCGTCCAGTGTTAAACCTTGAAGGCGAGATGCGTTATTACCATTAGAATCAATGATAAGCATATTATCATTCTTAAATAGCTTTTCTTTTTGTGTATCATCCGGCATATCGCTTCTTTTGCGATTCAATTCCTCATCCCAACTTAAGCTTTTTCTATGCACATAGTCATCAGTAGATGTGCGCATCATAGGAGCCAATTTGGTTTTGGAAAATTTATCAACATTATTTAAAGAAGGAAAGCAGTGCAACACTCGCATTGGTGGGTTATCTGGACCGGAACCAAAAACACCATTAGTCATAAAAAATAGTTCAAGAGCAACTGCTGCGGTAGTGGCACCAACTTGGCGTCCCTTAACGCACACAACAGGCTTACCATCTCTTCCTAGGGCTGTAATAGCCATATACCTATATATATCTGCAAGAAACTTCCAACCAGTCCCAATTAATTTTAGCGGCTTGCCATCGACCCTAATATAATTTTCACAAAATACTACTGGATCAAATTTAAGGACCTCTTTTTTAAGGTCCTCAAACATCTCTTTAGCAGCAGCACGCGATGGATCATGCATTCCCATGCAACTTATCCTTTATGGCTAGTGCCATGAGTTATATAATCAGCGATATCATTTTCGTCATCATCATCCAAACCAATTCTTCCAGCATTACCTCTAGGATCAGATGCAGGAGCATAATATTTGCCTTTAAGTTCTTCTATATACTCAATAAGCTCATCATCGGAAAATTTCATCAACTCCCTTCCTGTTTCGGGCCCGAGTTCGTTGCGCAAAAAACGAATAATTGCATGAGTGTCTTTGGTCCCTCCGCTGTGTTCACAAATACTCTCTATGTCGCTTTTTAGATTTGGGTTTTGTTCAATAACTAATATAGCGTTTTGCTCTTTTTCAGAAGCATGCCTGCAGGAAAGTGGTTTGAAATTATTAGACGCTGTTTTGGTTTCGCCCTCAACTGGCTCTGCTGTAATCATGTCCAAACCGGTAGCTTCACGGTATTTTGAAACAACGCTTTCTACCGTATCTCCTTGTTTTTTCTGATTCATTGCATCCAGCATATCTTGTATAGACGATTCTTTTCTAGAAGCAAAAGACTCTAGAAAGTCATTAAACCATGATGGACCATTTTCATCACGGCTATAAGTATCGCTACGAGTTATTTTATACATTTTTACTCCAAATTATAATGAAATATGTATGATACTTGATGTATTATCATTAGATTTACTTTCATCGGTCTCTTCAATACAACAAGGGTATTCTAATTGAAGCTCTTCCATATAGTCACAAGTATCATATGTTTTTTCATACGCAACAATTTCCTTGATTATATTTATCAATTCTTCTGGTATCTCATCCATTAATTTCTCCGGGTAGTTGTGAGCACATATCGTTTTTGGCAATTTTCTTATGCGTGGTAGTTTGTTTGCCACTCTACGTTGTCGCCGCTTGCAGGATCGGTAGGCTCATTCAACCTACCCCTATCCTTCCAAACAGGGTATCCATGATCATGTATAAGCTGCTGAATTGAAAGCTCTTCTCGCGGTGAAAAATTGTATTTGTTCTTAAGGTTATCATACACATCTTCCATGTTTCGGCCGCCAGAAACCTTTGCATTAATAATAGTTCCAACAATAGCGCGCTCAAATGGTGTCATAAAGACTTGCATAACTGGCAATCCGGCTGTTTTTTCCAAACCGCCATCTCCAGATGCGTTAACTTGCACGATGCCACCAGAATCGCCATTAGCATACAGGCGAACTTTTTGTTGGCCAGCAGTTTTTTGCAACTCATCAATGTGATTTTCCAAACGGTAAACCATGTCTTTCATTTGTTGCCGCAATTCCTCTAAAGAAACTTCATCAATGTCGCCATTAAAATCTCTTCTCATAGCGTGACTAGCCTCATTATCTAACGACTTGATATAATACATTGCTCTTTCGCAGCCTGGAATTGTTTTGCCGCTATGACGTGGAATTTTTTTCAATTTGTCGCTAAGATACATAATAAATTGCTTTGGGTCTTTATCATTCTCCCAATCATTTTTTTTAAGCTCTTCCCCATCATCATCTTCAACAACCAAAAGCTCCACATCTGTTCCTGGGATTAAAACACGGTCTTCGTCGTCCGAGCTTTTGTTTAACTCACCCATAAGCTCATCAAAGCCTGTAGGCGCATCATCTCCCTCATAGACTTCAACCTCATCTCCGTCATCATGTGCATCCAGGATGTCTTCTGGAACCTCAATAGAATCAAGTTCATGAAAAT